ATCTCTTACAGTAATACCTCTCATGTAAGAAGTAGGCATGAAGTCTAGTATATCACTATATTTAGCAAGGTCATATGGGTTAGGTATTTCAGGAAATAGTTCTTCGAACAATGCATTATATGGTTCTGTATATACAGATGTTTTTTCTTCAGTATTGCCTGGTAGAAAACCTATATCTCTAATAGGTAACATTGACCTTACAATTAATATTTTTTCTTGAGGTACAGTTCGATTTAATATTGCATTCAAGGCAAGATACAACATGATAAAAGTTTTGCCTGTACCTGCATATCCATGTAGCATAAGATTTTTGTCATCATCGAATGCTTGAAAGGTTTCTTTTTGTGCTGGTGTTTTAGGATTTATTTCTTGAAGTAAACCTGGTCTTAGGTTTTTACATGTGATAATTTTTTCTCGTCTAGACATTTAGTTCTCCCTTTAGAATATCTAAACATAATATTAGGTCATCAATTATTTCTCATCATGACCGTATGGACATTTACCTCCTTTGTATATCTTTTTCATTTCTCTATATGGTGCGGCACTTCCCCACCTACTATTCATATGATTTTGTAATACTCTTTCGTGTGCATAATCATTTGCACTTGCTTGTCTTATCTCATAAGGAAAGTCTTCTCTCTTTACGATTAGATACCAAGCAATAGGTGTACCAAAAGTTAATTCAAATTTAAGACCCGTATCTCTTAAAAAGAAAAAGGAATTAAACATATGATAAAAATCTGTATCAATAATTCCTGTCATCGTTTCTAGAACAGGATGAAAATGATAAACAGGATTTGTAACAATCGTAGACCAACCTTTAGGTGTAATGATACGCCAAGGACTATGCAACTTTAGTAATTGTTTTGAATAGTGTCTAGGCAACAAAGGTTTCATTGTATCGTATTGACCTGGTGGGTGCGTACTAAAACTTGTAAACTCTTTATCGTGATATTGTTTTTTATAATAATCACAATCGGCATCTGAAAGACCTCTACCTTTTAATTGACGAACAACATCTTCTAACTTTGAAGTTTTTATTCTAGTGTAATCTGCATTTCTATTGTCATCACCTGCAGGAACATATCCTCCTTGATTAGTAGGAGTGAAACAAACAAAATCTCCTGCTTGTGAAACTTCTATAAGTGCCTGTGACCAAAATAAATTATAGAAACCTTGTGTCATTATATCTTGCATACCTGGGCAAGTTTTAATTGTTTGATTTCTAGTTCCCCATTCTATCGGGGTACCTGATGGTAAGTGTCCTTTATATAAGTCAGGATCTTGAACATCTTCGTCTGCATGAAATTTAGGTAAGTCTTTATACCAAGACGGAACAAATTTATTTGCTCTTACTATAGGTTGCCATCTTTCTAGACCTTCGATGATAGAATAAAATTCTACTTTAGGTTCGGGTGCTACATAAGACTTCTTTTGTAACCACTTTGCAAAATCATGTATAACTTCTTTAATCATGTAATCTCTCTAATGAAAGGATGGTGGTGAGGCGCCTCACCACCTGCACAATACTGGATTGACAAAGTTGCATTCGGTCTATTTTAGATTGACCTAATAGAACATCTTCGTTTCTCAGTAGCACACTCCTATTTATTTTTTTGTCTTCGTCTATGTTTGTTTAAAATCTCTTTAGTCTTAATTGCTTTATTTGTTTTAGAACCGTACTTATCAGCAAGAGGTGACCCTGGGTGTTTCTCTGCTATCTTAGACATTGTTTCTCTAAACCCACCGTCTTCTTTTACTCGCATACCTACACCCCCTACAATAGCAGGTGCAGTTAATACTCTTTCCATGTGAGGATTAGATTTAGTAAAGTCATCAAGTTCACTCATAGACATGAACTTGTCTTCCGTTTTACCTGTCGCTTGATTAATAAATGTATATGTTGGCATGGAACTATTTAGACCGTTTGACTTACACGGTCACTATACCATGTCGGTATATTTCTATTAGTCCACTTTGCAAAGTATTGTTTTGCCACTACATAATAATTTTGATAAGATTGAATACTATCACCTTGCACTATACAATCAGGAAAGTGTTTCATCGCAGGTGGTGGTTCTGTAAAACCATTATCTGCTAAATTACTAGGAACTTCACTTAAAAGTTCACCGAGCAATCTATGTGTGCTATGGGTCTTTCCATATCTTTGGGTATACTCTTTACTAAGTTCGGTGAACAAACTGAACAACCATAAGTAATGCTGAGAAGACTTACGAACCCAAATAGCACTAGGATGTGATACATGGCACGCCTTGTATATAATCTCATCTTTGTTTGGGTTAGATAGTTTCCATCTTTTAATCTTTCTATTGTTCTTACTTCGGTCTTCATACTCCTCACCGTCTATGACCCTATGTGCAGTAGAAAGTAATTGTGCATATTCAACAATCATTTTCACAACATGTTTATCACAATGTTGTTCGGCACATACTTTAGGATCTTTGTTTAAGTAAAAAATATTCATTTATTGATTACCCTCGTTATCTAGTTTCTTTAATTCTTTAATTAGATTTAGAAATTGTGTCATGCTTTCTTCTAGAGTATCACCATTGTGATTATCATTATTGACATGTTCTTCTAAACTAATTTCATTATCATAATGTATCATACTTAATTCGTTATAAGTCGCATCAAGATATGATTGCATCTCATCGAATTTTTTATTTACAACAATATAAAAATGAGTTATAAAAGTAATTACCCCAATTAATAAAAATGTATTTATTTTAGGTATCATAAACTACCACCTTTCCTGAAGTTTCTTTTGTACTTTTCTCCATCTTTTAACCGCCTCTTTCTGTTTTCTAATTCGCTTATCAGATGGTTTCTCGTAGTATGCTCTTTGCTTTAACTCTCGCATAAGACCAGATTTAGCAACTTTCTTTTTTAATATTCTAATTGCTTTTTCAACATCGTTATTTCTAACGATAACTTCTAGACCTGTTGCTTTAGGATAAAACTCTTTACGAGGTCTGTCGTATTGTTTTTTATATTTACTATTATATCTCATGTGCATTTTTACCTTTCATAAGTCATAATAACAAATGTGGTAGTATTTGTCAAGGGTTAAATCGGCAAATTAAGTTGACTGGAATCGTTGATTTTATTGAGTAATCTCTCTTCTTCTGGAAGTTGTACGAAATTCATGGCAATAGTTATTCGATTTTGAATGAAATTATTTGACTTGGAAGGATTAACACGATGAAACATATACCCAGGAAAGATTACTAGTTTGCCAGGTTGTGGTACAACTCTATATAACTTTTTAGTTACAGGACTAGAACCGTATTTTTGTCCATGTGCTAAATGAAAAGTGTAACTATTAGGATTATCGAACTCTGTAAAACTATCATCTACTGTGGCATAATAGATGGCACAAATGTCATGTACCCCATGATGATGTGCCTCTTGCCAATGTCTTATGTCTCCGTCATTTCGATAAAGATTAAACCAAGCATGGTCTACTGTATAAGGAAAATGATTGCCTGCAGGTTCCCAACCTACTTCTTTTACAAACTCTGCACCTGCTTGTTGAGTTTGATTTAGTAAATCTATTACACAATTATGTTTGTAAAATTCTGCAGTATATTTTTTGTGATTGTAAGAAGAAATAACTTCACAGTTCCAACCATGTTGTTTAGTTTCTCTTACATCACCTAAAATATCATAGATAACTTTTGTAATCGCATCGTTATCTACATCTAATTGAAATTGTGCTATAGGGTGCGGAAAAATATAATCAATATGTTTCTTCATAATTCACTCACTATAATATAACAAACTAGGTTTGTCAAGTAAAATTAATCGTTATCGCCTGCAACAATATCGTTTCTTGAAACATTTGTAAACAAGTAGTCATCTTTCATTGAATGAACCGCTGAAACTAATTCTACTTGGTCACTTGTGCAAACAACTTTTTCGCCTGGTATTCTTGCTCTTCTATCTTCTACTATTACTGCCATAACATAAGGATCATTGTAACTTCTTATATTTTTTATCATACCTTCTAGACCCCAATGTGAGTGTCCTTCTTCAGTAAACATAATCCTATCACCTTCGCTATACTTAGAATTGATAGGTCTCCACTTACCATTCTTGAATACTCTACCTTTTTCTTTATCAACTACTTTTTCATCTAGGTCTGTAAGAATATGTTTCTCTTTATCCCAAGATATAGTACCGTTGTTGTAGGGGTTTCTTTCAGGATCTCTTAATTGTTCTTTAGTAAGAGATATTGGTGCTTTGCCGTAAATCTCTTCAGGTTTAATTTTACCTACTTTAGATCCTGCAGGGTCATCACCTATTCTGCTTGTTACTCTAGAACCATCATTAACATACTGAACTTTACCATCAACTATTTTTCTCTTAGTTGCTTGATAATCAGAAGTCTGCTTTTTAAGACTTGCTTCGATTTTGTCTGTTTTTCGTTCCATTGACTACTCCCTGATAACGATATTTAGTATATATAAATATTCTCATAATATTTATAATAGTAGGTTAACTAATGTATAAAGATTTTCATCAATTTAAACACGAAGTAACTCTTAGTGAAGGTGTTTACGACCCAGGCATATTTAAAGCATTCTTCATGGCAGGCGGTCCAGGGTCAGGCAAATCATATGTTGCTAAAAAAGTTACCCCAGGTCTAGGATTAAAAAATGTTAATTCAGATAATGCTTTTGAGATAGGTCTAAAGAAAGCAGGTCTATCTGCGAAGATGCCTGATGATGAGGCAGAAAGAAGAGATCCTATAAGAGCAGTTGCAAAAAGAGTTACAGGCAATGCTATGGACATCTACATAAGAGGTAGATTAGGATTAGTTATAGATGCTACTGCTAGAGACTTAGATGTTATCAGACGGCAAACTGCTAAACTCTTAGAGTTAGGTTATGATTGTTATTTAATATTCGTAGATACTAGTTTAGAAGTTGCACTACAAAGAAATCAAGAAAGGTCTAGAACTGTACCAGAAGATATAGTTAAAAAATCACATGCGACCATTCAGGGCAATAAACCTAAACTAAAACAATTATTCAAACAAAACTATATAAGTATTAATAATGACAAAGCAACTGATAATGAATTAAATATGGCATATAAACAAGTTGCGAAACTAGTAAAAAAACCAGTTAAGAATAGAACTGCAAAACAATGGATAGAAAACGAGATTAGAAAAAAGAAAAGAAGATAATGATATATGTTGAAGATTGTCGGGAGACACTCAATCGTAATTTAGAATATGATTATGTGCTAACTTCCCCACCAGATTTTTTTGAAATAAACGAAGACAAAGATTTAAACTATTGTAACTTTGTTGATACATGGGCACATCTACTTAATCCTAAAGGTAACTTTGTATCAATCTGTATCTCTGATAGAAAATACAAAGGTGAAGTTTTATCTAAACATAGTCAAGTAATTGATAGTTTTAAAAAGTTAGGTTACAAACTTCACACTCATAAACTCTGGATCAAAGGTCTAGGAACAAATATGTTTCGTATGAACTATCAGCACCTTTTAACCTTTAGCAGAAAAGGACAAACACGAAAACTTAAAAAAGAACTACTGCCTGATTGTCATGTGGTTGAAAATCAAAAGTATGCAAACTTTAGTTTCGGTATGCCGATACCTATTGTTGAATTACTTATTGATAGTTACACCGATGAGGGTGCAACTGTATATGATCCGTTTATGGGTTCAGGTACGACTGCAGTTGCAAGTCGAAATCTTAACCGATGCTGGATAGGATCCGAGATAAGTGAAGAGTATGCGAATATGGTAAGAGAAAGAACTAGAACAAGTCCTCTCACAAACGACATTATATCCAATATGGAAACTTTTTAGATATAGATTTAGGATCTACACCATTTTTATTCGCTTGATATTCCCAGTCTTGCTCTGGGTACTCTGTTTTAATATAATTTACCATCGGCGGATTCTCTACTTTGAAAAACCACCCAAAAAAATTGTTCAAAAGTCTTGACATTGTACTCCCTGTTATGTTAGATTATTACTTTGACACGAATATTTAGTTATGCAATATGAACATATCCCTTGCTATTTTGACACAACAATTATGCATATTCAGAAAGTGTTGATTTTACTAGGTTTTTGAGGCAAAAAAAATTGAAAATAACCCTTGACATATGCCACTATTTCATGCTATAACTATATTATATGATGATTAAATTAACAAAGGAGATAATATGAGTAAGACTAAAAACTTCTACTGGGACGAGGCAGAGAACTTTCTGACAAATGTAACAAAAGAAGTAAACACTTGCAAGTTGAGTATAGCAGATGCAGTTAAGAAATGTTTAGATGCCGAGATTGCATGGGGTCTGATAGGATTCGAAACTGAATATGGATTAGAAGAGCAACTTGAAGAATACTTTGAAGTAGCGAAAGAGACAATACACTAATGCAATATAATCTGAAACACGGTACAATACATCTAGTCTATTCTAGAGAATACTTTGATGATGAAGATAATGATTGGTTTGATATTCATTATACTATCTTTAGAAATGTACCGTTATCTCAGTTGAACAGAATTAACGATAAAAGTTTTAAAGAAAAAGTTAAATCGTTTTGTGATAACAACTTTAAAGAAAGTGCTAGTAACTTTACTGGTCATAGCGAAGTAAACATGATTACAGGTGATGATTACTATAAGACTTATGACGAAGAGTTTGGTGAAGATACTACAGATATCACAGGTGATGGTGCAAGTTTCGTAGAAGACTATGCACAGACTTTTAATACAAGACAGTTTTTTAAATATGATTTTAACCCAAGACTTACAAAGTCTTTAACTATGAAAAGGAGTGATATGTGATGAGTGAAGTGAAGACAGAGGTTTGTGTCTTTAAAGACGACCTCGGTAAAAATCTATACAGAAAGAAAACATACTACACTATCGAAATTCAGCAAGAGGTTCTTGCCGCTAATGAAGATGAGGCAGACCAGAAGTTTCTAGATGGTGGGGGTATTAACTATTCTGAAGTAAATACTTTAAATGGTTCTATTACCGAAAATAATAACGGTGTTGAAACCAATTATGTTGATTGTAATTATTCAGAGAGCGGTTCTACCGAATATGTCGGAAAAGTAGTATATGATCCAGATGATGAGTATGCGAAAGAAGACGGTTCGGTTATAGTCGATAACTTAGTTGATGAAAACGAAGTTTTGACTTAAAAGGGGGACACCCTATATATAATGTCGGCAGGCAAAACTCCGACTTTTTCTATGGTAAAAATGACAGAGAAGGATTATTACCATGACTACTAAAATAAAAGACTTGAATCCTGAAAATCTTCCAGTATATCGCTATAAAGATTATAGTTACGAACCTACTTGGTCTCGTAATAAAATCTACCATACGGTATATTGTAACTATCGGTATGTGTGCGACCTAAACTATTCGCATAAAGAAGTGATTCCTTATTGGAAATTTAAAAGAAATATTGAAAAATTACCGAAATAATGCTTGACTAATTGTGTAGAAAGGAGTATAGTAGTGTTATGAAAGTTTATAAGAACGATGATATGTGGAAACGAGACATGGCAGAAAAGCAGGCAGAGGTACATAACCTGCAAATGCGTGTGAAAGAATTAAATGAAGAAAATGAAAAACTCAAAGAAGACCTGGCAAAGATAAAGAATAGTTTGCCAGAAGAATATCGTAAACTTAAATTTAAATTAAATTATCAGTAGAGAAATATATGCCATTGATGCCTGCTTACTATACGACCTTAAATACAAAAAGGCGAAAAAAACCTAAATATACTCAAAAAAAATTTTTTGAAATGATGAAAGCATATAACGATGGTGTAAAATCTATTGATAAAAAACTTATCATGAATGAAGATGAATTTAAAAGGTATCTCTATGGCAAGAAACGAATACGAAGTAACTATGTTCCTATGGTAGAAACAAGTATTCAAAGAGATGCAAAGGCAAATCAACCAACAGTAAGTAACTCATCACCTTTCGTAGGGAATGCAACAAAACCCAATACAGAATGGAAGAAAGAAATCTCTTCTCAATATGTAATCGGTCAAGCATATAACAAAGGTGGTCTTACTGTATTAAGCAAGAGGGAGGCAAATGATCCTGCGACTGGCAAAAGAAGATAAAGCAATCGAAGAACTGAAATCTCAGATAGCAGATATCGGGGCAAAGCAAAATCAGTTAAGTTCAGATATACATCGTCTTGAAAAAAGACTTGACGATTTAGTTTCAATGCTTTCAGGTCACATCAAAGTAATCAATGAAGTACATGAGAGTTTACGAAACCCATTAAATAAACTAAGGAGTATGTTCAAATGATTACAGGTACATATGAAGACTTAGCAATGAGACCCATTGAAATATACTTTATCATTGTAATGCTCATGGTGGCATACTTTGTTTACGAATGGTGGAATAATCGAAGAAAATGAAAGCAAAACTTTTACAATGGTGGCATGAAACAGATAGTATTGAGATGGTTCTGTTTGCATGTATATATGGATTTATAGGTTGGGCGTGTTATCATGTAGTGATAGGTCTGATAGAAAGGTTTACTGTATGAGAAATGAGAAGTGGTTGCATGTAGAATTTGAGATACCGATATGGCGAAGTTTGATGTATCTTATTCTGATTATTAGTATTGTACTGTTAACTGCATCGTGTTCAAGACCGATGCTTTGTGATGAAACTGTAAACTGTTATCGTGTAGAAGTTACTCGTACTACGAGCATATGAGAAAACTGAAAGATAATACGAGTGTTGAAGAGTTGAAGAGTCCAATCAATCTCACGATACTTACGAAGTGTCCGAAGAAATGGTTAATACATGACTTAGAGACAGGTCAATCATATCGTGCTACAGGCGAAACTGAGTTATACAAACAATGGGAACAAATCAAACCAAGTGAGGTCAAGTAATGGAACTTATTCTAGTTGTGGCACTATTTCTATTAGTGCAATAGTTGTATAGTCTCCGTAGTTCAACAGGATAGAACACTAGTCTTCTAAACTAGATGTTGCAGGTTCGAGTCCTGCCGGGGACGCCAACTATATACCCAAAAAAATTTCCAAAAAAAATTTTTTAAATAATGGTGTTTGGTGGCAAAGTTCGAAAACCCTTTAGAATAATCCGCCGCAGAACGAGGGCACTAGTGTCAGAATATTGACATCGTTATTGCATATGTGGGGGGGGGTCCAAGGCGCCTAATCTTACCAGTATATCATATATGAGACCTGTTGTCAAGGGAAATCGTAAAGAAAATATCGTTGTATTTCAGTAGGTTAACCAAAAAAACCCACACCTATCCAATCACGAATGGGCGTGGGTTGTTTCGCTGGCGAAAAAAAGGGAAGAAAAACGCCTAGCGAATATGTTTAGGCGTGTGCGGAGACTGCCAGTTTGCTGGTGTCAATCGTTTGACTATCTACATCCGCAGTTGCTTCTGTAGTTTGTGTCTTCGATGCACCTATGCCATTACCGACTAGTTTATATCCTACGCACTTCCTACCATCTTTGATAGGCATAACGCCGTATGAAGTCTTGGTCTTGATGTCCCACATATAAGAACTTATTCTATACATGAAGACGCCTGCCGCCTCGCACTTCTCTTTTAACTCTTCTAGCATTACTGGTTCGCCATCTGCCGCTTTCAGCACTTCTAGAACTTTCTCGTATTGTACCATTGTCCTTGCCATGATGTTCACCTCCTTATTCAAAGTTAGACATATAGTTAAACCCTATCAGAGCACCTACCATCATCGCTACGCCTAGCAGACTATACAGTAATGTGTCTAATAAACTCATTGCATTCTCCATACACTTGCCATCGCAGTCTGAACCTACTGCGCCAAGCATGAGAAAGAATCCAAAGATTCCTGTGGCAACAATCGCTGCCTTAATCAATTTAATCATCATATAATTGTACCTCTCGGTTATTCATACTCTCACTATACAGCAAAATGCCGCCAATGTCAAGGGTTATTTTCGTCATTTGCCGCCTCAGAACCTACGGATTTACTGCACTTTTGACAGGGCACCTTATATAACTGCTCCATATGTTCGTATAGCATGTAACCATCTATGCATAAACAGTCATCTACAGAGTAAGTAACTGTATCTGCGAGTTCTTTCCAACAGTTCATAGTATTATACTAGCACAAGACTGGCATTTTGTCAAGCATTATTCCGCATTATTTCGCCGGTTTTTTACTTGACACAGGTGCGTATTCGTGCTATAATGCGTGGGTTCGGCAACACACACTCTCAGGCGCCTGGGCGGTCGATATCTCGCCACCTCAACATCGCTCCCATGTATGTTTTTTATTGCTTTTTTTATTGATTACCGCTCTGAAACCCTAATCGTTTGCCGATGTTTTCGATGAATTTTGAGTTGCCATAGGGTGTTTTAACAGTACAACATTACCGTTCTTTTGAGTATAAGTTGCAACGAATTTACCCTCTATCAGAAACTTTTGCAAGTCTAATATGCGGTTCTTTACAGACCATCTACCCCAACAATAACAAAGATACATACAACTTAATGCAATGACAGTATGCCAGAATGCACTCATGATTTCACCTGCTCTTTCTTTAGTCTTTCTGCTTTTGCTCTACGACTTTCTTTCAATGATATAGACAATATCTCTTCTTCTTCAGCAATTCTTGTGGCAAAGTCTTTCGTATTATTCACACCATATAGGTCTTGTTCGATACGCATTTCTTTTCGTATTTCGTTTAATCGTTCTTTTCTCATATGACTATTTAGACCATGGTCGGGGACTTTTTCAAGACTAGGAGATACTCATTAAATCTTGGGTGTTTTGTCGGCAAAGTACATGTTTATCATCTCTAATTGTTCATGACATTTACCCATCGCATTGAGTTCTTTTTCGATAGTTTCAAGCACATCACCATGCTCACCGATGCCTACTGATTGATTTAGGTATATCTCTACATTTGCTTTATGCTTGGCAATCTTGCCTTTATTGTGTGCAATCATGCCGTCTATGATTTGTTTACGAATATCTCCCATCAGGATTCTCCTTACTTTGAACTATTCTTATCTTCTTGAATTGCTTTTCTTTGCTCTTTGGCAAACTTGCCTATCTCACCTAGTGCTTTTCTTGCCCTAGTTGCGGCAGACTTGTTGCCTTTTTCGTAAAACAATTCAGTATTTTCTTTGTATGCTTTCACTTGGTCGTCTAGTGTATAGAACTTGACTTTATAATCTATTGACATATTATGCCTCTGCTTTCTTCGTATATTGATTTGTTTGTATATCAGTTAGTATAGACGGAAATGCTTTTCTTACCACTTCTCTGGTAACATTCGGAAACATGTCTTCTAACTTCTTATCTTTACATGCTATCACAAGGTCTGCCTCTGTGTAATGAATACCTTCAAGTATTTGCACAAAGATAGTCTCTTTTCTTACCTTGTTGATGTCTGTAGTACCCACGGCGGTCCTTGCCAGTCGTCTGGTCTCGTTCATTAAATCCGTGCTTGACATACCGATAGGTTCTCTCTCATCTCTTTTGAATGGAGGCGCCCCCTCTGGCACATCTAATTGTATGTTCTTATCAAACGCCAACTGTAACATCGTCTTTAGCGGTTTGACATTGAATGCTTGTAGCATTCTTACTCTCTCTGCCTTTGACGGTGCATCGTTAACTTCTTTCAAGAACTCGTATAAGTTTCTTCTCATTTTAGTTTACCTCGTTTAGTTTCTTTAAATCCTTATCTGTATAAGGACTATCTTTCCACTTCGTATCACCAGCAAAGGTCTTGTCTGTGAACACATTGCCTGCTACTGCTATTCTTTCTACATCACTTACAAATGGATATACATAATGTCTTAACCAGTTAGGAAATACGATGATATCGCCTGTCTCTGGCATTATGTGTTTAACAGTAGTGTTGTAAGTGTTATCTTCACCATACGACAAAGTAATCGCACCTGACATAGGTGAATTGCCTTGTTGTGTTGGGTGTTGTTCTTCTTCTCTTATAGTGTTTGGTATCTGACAGTACAAAACAAAACTTAAATGACCACTATGACTATGTTCAGGTTGCCATTCGTATTGCTTTTGATAGTTAATCCACATGCTTTCCATTTCAATGTTTTTGATGTAATGGTCTGATTGATACTCTGCCATACCATGCTCTGCACCACAAATATATCTGGCACAATGTTTCTTAATCTCTTGATAGATAGGATCGTCATCATCTCGTACTAGCATCTTTAGATTATATTCTTCAGATAGGTTACCTGCAAGTTGCTTACGCATATCATATCTTTTAGGATCTTGTCTTGCTTTGTTACCTACATCTTTGATTTGCTCTATGATTACAGGATTCATCTGACCTATGTAGATTGTAGGACCGAAAAATCTAAAACTACCGTAATCTTGTTTATTGTAAATGCCTACTTCTAAGTCTTGTTTACCTTGTAGGTCTTCTCTTGTCCAATGTTTTTCGTCCATTATCTCTCCTCTTCGAAATACATTCTAATACAAATACACTCGCTTTTTGTATGGTCAGGTAAGACTTCATACATTAAATGAGCAGGTGTAATCACTAACATATTTTCTCTTGGCACTATCTTTTCATAATAAGGTGTACCCAAAGAGTTAGGATTATGTAATCGTATCTCTTTATTTTCGAAACCAGTTTTAGGTAGCACTAGAAAATAGTTGGCAACCCAAGAACTACTTCGATTTTCTTTGAAGTATATAGTATCATATTGTGTAGTCATTGTAAAGTCAAAATTAACTAAAACCGACCTTGGGTCTATTTCTGCCACTAATCTGCTAGTAATATCTCGTAATTCACTTGCCATATCAGTTTCTTCGGCATCAAAAGGCATTGAGTAGTAACCTTTGTCTTGATTTAAACTTCGCTGGTCTTGTTCATTGTCATCAAAATTATCATTTATTCTATGTGCTTTACATAACTT